AAAGAATGTCAAAAGATCCTTCAGCAAGATATAGAACTTGCTGAATTAAAGAAAAGGTTTCGTAGAGTTAAAGAGATATTAGAAGCTGAATGAAATACTGCGAAGCTTGCGGAAACACATATCAAATTTGTAAGCATCACATTAAAACTAAAAAAGCGCATCCTCATTTAAAAGACAAGGAATGGAATCTAATTAACTTATGTTTCGCGCATCATAATCAAATTCATTCATATGGTTTGAACAGATTTATATTGAATTATCCTCGAATAATTGATGTAATAAAGAAAAAAGGCTGGTCAAAAGATAAGTTTCTAAACAAATGGGTGCATGAGGAATAGTTATGAAAAACTTTCTTTGGGGAATTCTTATTATAGGCGTTTTGTTATTTGTAATGTGGGGATCCGTTGAGTTGTCAATTGATAAAGATGAGTGTGCGAAATCTTGTAAGATGTTAAAAAGCAGAAGAATTGATCAGCAATGTTATTGTATTTCAGAAAGTGGTTGGGAAAGAATAAATTAATAATATAAGAACCGGAACAACAATAGGGAATAATAATGGCAATAACTATTTTTAGAGACACAGATCCAACATTAACAATAACTGTAAAGACTGACGGGACTACTACAGGAGATACTGGTTTTGATTTAACTAGTGCTACAATGGAGACTCGGTTTTTAAAACAAGATGGTAAGTCAGAGTTAATTTTAGCAGATGGAGCTCACACTATAGATGCCGATCAAGCAACTAATCCTGGTAAATTCACATTAGACTTAACTGCAACCCAAACCAAATCTTTAAAAGTTGGGGATCCCCTTAAAGCAATAATTAAAGCAACTATTGCAGCTAAAGCTACTAAATTTGAGATTGTAGATCTTGTAGTTAAGAGCGGTAATACTTTGGATATTAAATAAATGCTTACTTATTCACCTAAGGCTGGTTATGCATATAATCCGTTAATTAGATATAGAAACGTTCCTTGTCCTTGTAAGAGTGGGAAAAAAGTTAAGAAATGCTGTGGTCAATATAGATATGTAAAGAAAGAATTTGCAAGTAAAATAAATAAATGGCTTAAAACAATGGGGTTAAAAACAATGGAAACAATAGCAACTAAAGAATTTTTAAAGGATTAAATGCTAGCAAGATATACATCCAGGAAAGGATATGTCCGAAATCCTTTAATAGAACGTAGAAATTCTATGTGTCCTTGCAATAGTGATAGATTAACAAAATACTGTTGCGGTAAAGATGATTACATACCAGAGAAAGATGCAATTATAATTCGTCAACTGTTAGATTATAAGACTAAAAAGAAATGATATTCTGGACACACATATTTCCAGTTATCCTGATTATCGGAATGATACCATTATTAATAATTGGATGTATTTCAGCAAAAGAGTTTTTAACAAATGATAAATAACTGCAAAGATTGCCAAGTGAAATGCTGTAGTGCTGGTCCGGGGCCATATAAAACAGTTGATCCGGAAGTATGGCTTCTCAATTTTGGTGAACATAATATGTACAATAAGAAATGTAGTGAATTTATTAATGGTAAATGCAACCTTTGGGGCAGTCCTAGAATGCCTCTTGAGTGTAGAGTATATGTCTGTTCGTCAAGATCTTTTTCAATAGATGAGTTAAAAGAAATATCCAACTTAACAGGTAGGAATTAATGATCAAATCTGATATTTATTTAGTGACATTGATAGCATTCATTTTAGGCTATTTTTTTGATAGAAATGCAGGACCTATTTTTATAATCATAATGTACTTAACAATGTATCAAAGGGAAATCTATGGAAAGCTTAGAATGCAATCCTTCAGACATTAAGCCAAGTCCTTACAATCCACGCCAGATTACAGAATCAGCAAAGAAAGTTCTTGGTTTTTCAATAAGTGAGTTTGGAGATATTTCAGGTATTGTATGGAACAAAACTACTGGAAATTTAATAACTGGCCATCAAAGATGGGGCGAACTTAACGAAAAAGGTGAAATTACATTCAAGTATTCCCATGAAGATCGATTTGATATCTACATTAACAACGCATATTCCACTTTTGATATTCGAATTGTCCAATGGACTTTAGAAAAAGAAAAAGCTGCCAATATTTCAGCAAATTCTCATATTGGAGCAGGAAGCTTTGATACTGAAATACTTTCAACGCTTATAGCTGGACTTAAAATCGATATGCCTGACGTTCACAGTGCATTAAATCTTAATCAACTATCTTTAGACTTGAAAATCAATTTCGATCCAATTCAAGGTAAAGAAGTATCATTCATTGCGAAAGAAAAAGAACTTGATGAAAACATACAAACCAAGACAGAATGTCCTAGTTGTGGGTATAAGTATTAATCAACCAACATTCATTTCAACGTTCTGTGGGACCGGTGGGAGCTCATTAGGCTATAAATGGGCGGGCTTCAAAGAACTCTTGGCCATCGATTTTAATGACCATGCAGTTGAATGCTTTCAATTGAATTTTCCCGATGTGCCAATATGGAATAGATCTATAGAAAATGTCACAGGAAAAGAAATAATGGAATACTGCAATATATCACTAGGTCAATTAGACGTTCTTGATGGATCGCCCCCATGCCAAGGCTTTTCTACAGCAGGAAAAAGAAATGTCAGAGATCCAAGAAATGATTTATTTACTCATTATGTCAGACTTATAACAGAGCTTAATCCAAAAGTATTTATCATGGAGAATGTTTCAGGTATGGCCAAAGGGAAAATGAAAGGCCGTTTTATTGAAATCATGAAAACTTTAAAAAGTCTAGATTATAACGTAAAGTGTAAACAGATGAACGCGATGTACTATGATGTTCCACAATCTAGAGAAAGGCTAATATTTATTGGTGTTCGAAATGATTTGGCCAAAGAACCTCAATATCCAATACCTAATCAAAAAACTATTTCTGTAAAAGAAGCTCTAGGATTAGATGGCTATTATAGATATCGTCATGATTATTCTAAAGGCAATGTTTCTTTCAAAGAAGTTAGTTTCAATGAACCTTCTAAAACTATAACTAAAACTCAATCTAGTGAATACTTTATAAAACTATTAAAATCAGATAGCTCACATGTCCGGCCATTTGCAAAAACTGCTCGTGCAATATGGGAAAACATAAAACCAGGCCAGACAGGAAGTTCATACCGGAAAGGATACTATAATAGTGCTGTTAAAGTAGATCCAAATAAACCGTGTCCAACAATTATGAAATCTCTAAATGGGCTTGGCGGTCATATGCATTGGTTCGAAAAAAGATCGTTAACTATAAATGAAGTAAAGAGACTATGTTCATTTCCAGATGATTGGATCTTAACTGGAGATACATCTAAACAATGGGCAAGACTCGGAAATGCTGTGATGCCGAAATTCATGAAGGCTATTGCGCTTAATGTTAAAGAGACTATATTAGATACTTGACGTACTATATAAAAAAAGGTCCAAGGAATGGGCAAATCGACTTATAAACCTGAATACTGCACGATGTTGCTCAAACATATGAGTGATGGATATTCCTTTGCATCATTCGGAGCCATTGTTCATTGTGGAGCTCAGACTTTATATGATTGGATTGCCAAGCATGAAGATTTCAAAGATGCTAGAGAAGAAGGTCAGGCCAAAGCTTTATATTGGTTCGAACAATTCTTAAGAGCTGGACTTACTGGTGCCAAGATTGAAGTTAATAATCAAAAAGTAAAGATAGACAAAATCTTATTAATATTTTCCTTAAAGACAAGATTTCACAAAATCTATGGTGAAAAACATAGAGAAGATCAAGAAGATCGTGGCATAACGATTCATATTGATAAAGACGATGATGGGCTTTAAATAAAGGAAATTTATGATTGTTGAAGAATTTCTAAGTAAAAGAATTGAAGAAAAAAGAGTCACAATCAGAGCGATGTGTGATGAAATATACCAACTAAAAGAGAAGCTCAAGCATTATGATCTTCAAAAAAACCTTCTAAGACTGTCTGTTAATGAAAATTATGACCAAGGTCAAAAACTTAAAAGAGTCAAAGATTTAATAGAGTATATACGTGAAAGAATTCACGATCCAGACGTTGACAAGAGACTTAGAGAATGGCTGAAATTGAATGAGCTTTAAGAAAACAGAAAGACAAGTCGAAGCTACAAAACTATTAGCATCTATTGCTAAGTTCATTATGCTCTATGGCGGTTCCAGGAGTGGTAAGACTGCTGTCATTTTAAGAGCAATGATTATTAGAGCATGTAAAGTCAAGTCTCGTCATATTGCTATAAGAAGAAATTTCAATCACATTAAAACCTCTATATGGCTTGATACATTTCCAAAGGTTCTTGATCTAGCATTCCCAGAGTTAGATGTCACAATGAAGATGTCAGACCACTATGCTATATTCCCTAATGGATCCGAATTCTGGTTTGCTGGATTAGATGATAAGAAACGTACTGAAAAGATTCTAGGTAATGAATATTCAACTGTTTTTTTCAATGAGTGTTCACAATTAGATTATACCTCAATCCTTATTGCCTTAAGTCGGTTAGCTGAGAAGAATGATTTAGTTAACAAGGCTTACTTTGATCAAAACCCTCCTCATAGAAGTCATTGGTCATACCCGTTATTTATTCAAAAGAAAAACCCTGAGACATGGGAAGAGCTTAAGGATCCAAGTAAATATGCTCACCTATTAATGAACCCAATTCATAATCTCGAGAACATTGATCCTGATTATATTGCTGATATTTTAGATGAAATGCCTGAACAACAAAGAATGAGATTTCGTGATGGGATCTTCTCTGACCTAGGTGAAGGATTAATTTACTATGCCTTTAGCAGAGAAAAGAATGTTACTCGAGTCGAAAGAGATCTTAATTTACCAATTCATATTGGTATGGACTTTAACGTTAATCCCATGACTGCAACTCTCAACAATGTAACAAGTACGCAATTAAGACAGTTTGATGAGATCTGGTTACCAAATAGTAATACTCCGGCAATATGTGTTGAAATCAAAAATCGTTTCCCAAATATCAATCCTAGCTCAATAACAATAGTTCCTGACTCAACGGGTAAGAATAGAAATCCCGTTTCTTCCACAACAAATCACCAGATTTTACGTGACGCAGGATTTAACGTAATCTATTCTCACAACCCTTTTCGAGTTGACAGATACAATTCGATGAATAATTTATTTGAAAAAGGGAACTACTTGATAGATTATAAGTGTAAAAAGACTATCGCCGACTACGAGCAACACAAATACATCGAAGGAACAAATATGCCAGATACTACCGATAAGTCCCGGGGCCATATTTCAGATGCTGGTGGATATCTCGGACATCATACTCACGGAATCAAACCAATAATGAAGGCAAAAATAAGGTTTACTTAAGCTTAAAGGATTAAGCATGGCAGATATTGACATTACAAATAAAGCAGTTGTCGAGCAGATTATTAATGAAATCGACACGGAACAGAATCGACAATTAAAAGAAGATGCGTTCAAAGCACATGAAGTTCTGGAGGGCAATCAACTTAAGTATACTAAACTCGAACTTCAAAGACTTCTTCCCAAATCATGGCAGAAGATGCGTTACTCAGATATTTCGATATCTAAGAAGGTTGTAAGAAAACTCGGTAAGTCATATAAAAGCGAACCTATTAGATCATTATCAAGAAAGGCATCTACGAAATCTCTTAACAATATATACAAAGAAGCTAAAGCAAATAAATCTTTTAAAGAATTCGATAAACTATTTAACCTTCACAGACACGTTCTAATGTGGATCAATTACCGCAAGGACGTTGGCAAATATCAATTCATGCCATTAGCTCCATATTTATTTAATGTTGTTAGAGATCAAGATACAGGTGAATTAGACGTTGTTATTCTTAACTACCCAGATGCCAGCGTTCTTTCAAACCTCGGAGATCCTGATGGCCAAACAAATGACAGCATTAATCAATTAATCAATGACTATCAGTTAGATTCATCAGCTAATAGCGAAGTCTATGTATTGTGGTCTAGAGGCAATCATGTAGCCGTTAGAATAAGTGAAGATAAAGTAATGGTTGGAAATGCTGTACAAATAAAGAAGTCAGTAGATTTTCTGTCTATTCCTGGTAATCCGGACATGGTGAATCCTTTAGGTGTCATTCCTTTTGTTTATTTATCAGCAGAAATGGCAGTGGACAATCCAATTAAGAGCCCACTGACTCAACAATCAATTACATTTAATACTTTATGGTCTGATGTTTTAAGTGCAGCGTCTGGACAAGGCTTTGGGATTCTCACACTAAAATATCCTGCATCGTTAGCAGATAAAATGGAGAATGTAACTGTTGGTCTTACAACTGGTATTGAATTACCTCAACATGAATCGCCCGGATTCCCTAGTACAGAAGCTGCCTATATTAATCCCAATCCAGATCTTGCTGGCCAGGTAATGACTTATAGTAAATGGATAGTCAATGTATTGGATGATTATGGAATTTCATCTTCTCAAGCATTAGATGGCGGTGTTGAAAAGTTTGCATCCGGATTAGATCGAATCATTGCTCAAGCCGATGTCCAAGATGTTATTGTAGATAATCAAACAGAATATGTAGGTGTTGAAGATGACGTTTTTAATATAGTTAGAATAAACGAAAAAGAAATTGTTAATTCAAATGTATTTACAGAGAAAGATGAATTGACAGTTATTTATCCTAAACCTAAAGTTTTAATATCCGATAAAGAGACTTTAGAGAACATTGAAAAGAGAATTGCTCTTGGATTTATAGAGCCATGGGAAGGGCTTGTAATGCTCGATCCTAATATGACTGAAACTGCAGCAAGAGAGAAGATCGAACTTATAGAGAAAGCCAAAATAGAAAGAATGGAGAAGTTTGGATTACCGCCAATTGAAGAAGATGGTGATGACAAAGAAGAAGAAGAGGACAAGGATGCCGATAACGAAAACGAAGATTCTGTTTGAATTAGATTTGTCAAGCAGATTAGAACAAATTCCTAGAGCTGATAGAAGCGCAGCTAAGACTGAAGCCGGTGTTGAATTATTAAACGCTATCCTTGGTGATGTTGCAGGATCAAGATCTCCTGTTGATGGATCTAGATTTCAAAAACTATCTAAAGAATATAGAGCTTTTAAAAAGAAAAAGACTGGGAGGACATTGGCTGATTTGAGACTTACTTCAGCTATGCTTGGCTCTTTGAAAGTAGAAAACAGTACAAAAGGATTAAGAGTTTTAATAACAAATTCAATCGAGAAGAAAAAAGCTTTTAATCATAATGTTGGCGACACACTTCCTTTAAGACAATTTATCCCTAACGATGCATTAGAAGAAACTTTTAGACCAGGGATAATTAGGAAAATCAATAGTGTTATTGATGATTTCCAGGAGAGTGCATAATGGCCGTTAGAATTACTATTAAATCTACATTAAACAAGTTTCTTCCTAATATTAATAAAAAGTTTTTAACAAAAGCTAAATCAAATATTGCTGATCAGATTATTAAAACCATTACATCCGGAACATCTCCGGTTACAGGGAAAAGATTTAAGGGCTATTCTCGTGAGTATGCAAAGATTAAAGGAAGAGTCCAACCTGTAGACATGACAAGAACAGGCGAAATGCTTGAATCATTGAGAGTTTCAACAGCAGGACCTAGCTCAGTTGATATTAAGTTTTCAGATATCATTGCGTTTTATCACAACACGTCCGGAGCAGGGGTAAATCGAATTATTAGAAGATTGTTACCTGACAGAAGTGGAGAAGAATTTACCAAGTCAATACAAAATAGAATCAATAAGTCAATTGAAACAATAGTCTCACAAGAAGTTGCGAGACAAAACAGGTAGGAGAAAAAGAATGGCCGAAAAGAAAGGGGACGAAGGTTCCAAAACTGGAAGCGAAGGCTCTCAGTCAAAATCTGAACCAATATCTGCTAGTGAACACCAAAAGATATTGGATCAGTTAGTACAACAGAAATCAACTAATGCGAGATTGTTAACTGAGTCGAAGGACAACGCTGATAAGTTCCGTGAATTAAGAGATAATGTTGATGCTAAGTCAAAGAAGAAATTAGAGGACGAGGGTAAAACAGAAGAGTTACTTGCAATTGAAAAAAACAATGTATTCAAACTTAATGAAACACTTAAAGAAAGATCTAAAAGAGAATTACAAAAAGATCTTGAAATTGAAGTATCTCGTTATGCACACAATGCTCACGATTTAAAAGATGTAGTAGCAGCGTTACCATTAGAAATGATTACTATTGATGAAGAATCGGGAAAAGTTAATGGTGTAAAGGAAGCTGTAGCAAAGGTCATGGAAGATAAAGCATATATGTTTCAATCAAAAGAAACTGTTAACACTGTTAATACTCGACCTCAACACATTGCAGATAAAGGGCCAACTCAAGCAGACAAGTATGCTTCTGCAATAAATTTTTTAGTTAAACAACATAAGCCTTTTCAACCTGAAGAGGCGTAACAAGAGGTAAATCATGGCAGATTCATTAATGGGAGTCACCACCACTGTTGCAACAGCTTTAGATGCAATCAGTGCCCAGGTGCAAATATATTTACAGGAAGAAGCAGTAATGATTCCGAATGTAATGAACTTTTCAGCTTTGGCAGTTAAAGGATCAAAGCAAGTCGAGATTCCTAGAGCACCGGGATTTTCATCAGTCGATGATAAGGCTGAAAATGCTGCAGTAGATGCTCAAACAATAGTTTTTAGCACTGATGTTTTGAATCTCAATAAGCACAAGGTCATTCAATGGATTATTGAGAAAATTGCATCAGAACAATCAGTAGTTGCTGTTCTTAATGAAGCAATATTAAGAGCCGGCCAAGACATCGCTAATCAGGTGGATAAAGATATCATTGCTATCTTAGAAAATGTTGCATCTTCCCCAGATCATAGTTTTGTTTATACTGGCGGCGGTGGTACCGAGATAACTGAAGCGGACATCTTGAAAGCTCGTAGGCTTTTACGCCAACAAAAGCTAAGTGCCTCAATGATGAAAAGTCTTGCTTTGGCAATTTCTCCTGAACAAGAAGAGATAATGTTAAAGATTGCTAATTTCATCGATGCTTCTAAATATGGTGTTGGAGCGCCAATAGCAACTGGTGAGATTGGAAGAGTTTTTGGTGTAAGAGTTTTTGTTCACAATGACATCAATAATCTTAAATCATTGATGTTTCATCCAAGTGCAGCTGGATATGCTACTCAAATAGGGCCAGATTTTGATTCACAAAAGGATCTAAGGAACCTTGGTACTAGATATTCAATTGATCAGCTTTACGGAACAAAAGAACTTGATACCGGGAAGAGAGCCGTATTAATTGGAACTGATAATCCATAAGAAGTAATTAGTATTGCAAGTTAATAATTGGGGACTTCGGTCCCCTTAAATAGGAGATTAGAGAGATGAAATTTTTAACCATTATGCTTGTAATGCTGTTTTCATTAACAGCTAGCGCAGGCTTTCAAAAATTCGAACGATTAACACAAGAATTTCTTTGGGATGTGACATCCGGTGCCAGTGCTGACAGTACTGCATCATCTGGTACTATTGCAATTTTTAGTATTCCTGCTGGTGCTGTAATTTACGGTGTTAGCGCAAATGTAGAAACAGTAGTCGCAGGATCAACTTCTGAAATAGTTGGTGATGGTGATGATGACAATGGATATTTATTGGATGCATTTATGAATTCAACAGGACTTACACCGTTGAGTAATGAATCATCAGATATAGGAGTTTATTCAGTAGATACCACTAACAGCGGTACATCTACTTTGTATAGATTCTATAGCTCAGCAGATACAATAGATCTGGTGGTAGCAGGCAGTGCTACTGCAGGGAAGGTTAGATTCTTTATTGATTTTTCAGTCTTAGAATAACGAGGACGGGGGCTTAGGCCCCCTTTTTAATTATGAGTGAAAATAGCGCATCATTAGTTAAGGTTTTTTTAGAAGCAAATACAAAGCAAGATTTGATTCGCAAACAACTGGCCAATAATATCGCTCATAGCAAAAGATTTATTTACGATACACCAATGAAAGATGGACGAAAATGGATCGTATGGTATTTCGGAGAAGTTGGAGAAGATTTTATCCTTAAGGGAATAAGGAAGATGAATGACCGTAGCAGCTAAAAGCAGCACAAAAGATTTAGAGGGAGAGAAATTTGTCGATGATTCTAACGGCAAAACTGCAGTTAATACTGTAGAAGATGATGGATTTTCTTCTGCTAATCAAACTACTAAACATTTTCCAGGAACAGCTGTTTCAGCAGATACAAGTGTTCCTGCAGCTGAGGGAAATATAATAATTATTGCTTTATTGATAAATCAAGAGACTGTTCCAGGAAGGGATCTTGATTTTTCTTTTGATGGAGGTACTACATTCTCTACGCTTAAAGCAGGAAACTTTATAGGATGGTCTCCTAAGGGAAATTTAAAACAAGTCGTAGTAAAGAGAACTGGATCTACGGATGTTACATTTGATATTATGCTAAACAGGAAATTATAATGGGAGCAGATGTTTTACTTTTTGGAAGAACTCAAAGTGCAGCACAGACTCCATTTGATAAAACAACTAATGGCTTTACTGCCACAGATGTACAAGGAGCAATAGAAGAATCAAGTTCTGGGTTAATATTAAGAAATGTCCCATGTGATTCTGGTGTGGCACTAACAGATGCAGTTAAGATGATTTCGGGTACAGCACAAAAAGCACAAGCCGATTCAGTCACTAACTCTAATATGATCGGGATTGTTGAAAGAAAAGAGACTTCTATATTATGTGACATAAGGGTAACTGGAGTGAGTTTGGGAGTATTTTCAGGATTAGATGAAACTAAAGAGTTCTTTTTAAGTGCAGCTACTGCAGGACTTGTCACTGCAACAGCCCCGATTGGAAGCGGGGAAGTAGTTGTGAGAGTAGGTCAGCCATTTAGTGGGACTGAATTAATGGTAAACAAAGGTACGAGGTTAGTATTAACATGAAAGAAATGAAACTTACACCTTTACAGTTCTGGAAATGGCAAAGTGCTGTTGAAGAAATGAATCATGGAAAGACAAGAGAAGTACTTATATTATTAGAACTTGAGAATCAAAAATTATTAATACAAAACCACCAGTTAAAAGGTAGTTTACTTGAAAACAAAATATTAAAACGTAAAGATTTAAATAGAGGATTAGAAAATAGATATAAAGAGGTAAAGAAAGAGCTAGAGGATGAGCTTGATGTAAGTTTGGAAAATTGTGTGATTGATCCATATAATTTTTCAATTAAACAGCTATAGACAACGGAGGTTATTATGGCTCAAGTAAAAGTATTAAAGATAGTTGCAGGATTACCATCGGAACATGATGGAGTGGCTGATGATATAACATTTCTCTCTGGACAATTTGGTAATATAAAAGCAAGCGCTAATGCGATTATCTCAACAGATACCAATGGTAATCTCGCGCTCACTCCAGACGGAACAGGAGATCTTGTTTTAGATGGAGTTAATTGGCCACAAGCTGATGGCACGGCCAATCAGATTCTTTCGACTGATGGTGCAGGACAACTAAGTTATGTATCAGCATTTGCTGAAAACATAGACCTTTCCTACACAACAGATGGCACAGGAGTCACAATTCGGGATGCAGTTTTTATTAGTGCCAATGATATTGTAACTATTGCAGATGCAGATGGTGAGTCAACATCAAGGCTAATCGGATTTGCCCTTTCTACAGTTGGAGCATCAGCTCCAGTAACGGTTAGAAAAGTGGGTACTCTTGGTGGGTTTTCTGGACTTACAGCTGGGGATAGAATGTTTTTAAGTAATACAGCTGGGGAAATTATATCTACAGCACCAACTGGAACAGCCAACGCTATAGTCCAAGCAGGTTTTGCTAAAAATACTACTACTTTAGACTTGCAAATTCAGTTCTTAGGTAAAAGGTTATAAGAAATGATTGATAAGGTTAAGCCTTTAAAGATAGAAACAGGGGTTGATTTCGGTCCTACTGAAACTGACCCCACTCAAGATTATCTTGCTTGCAAAGGCATTGTTTTTGAAGATGATGATGATACATATATAGATAGTCTTAATGGAAATATCTCATGTATAACAAACGGGATAGTTAGACTAGTAATTAGAAGTGATGGAAAAATTGGAATAGGGATAAATAACCCCACGTCAAGATTAGAACTAATTGGTGTTTCAAACCAAGCTCAATTCTCAATAAATGCAAATTCAACACAAACAAGAAATATAGAGGAGTGGAGAGATTCGACTGGAACAGCTTTGTCGGCAATTGGGCCAAACGGAGATCTTATTACTGAGACCATAGGGGTCGGGGTAAAAATAAAAGAAGGAACTAATGGCAGAATGGGACAAGATACTCTTGTAGCAGGAACCATTACTGTATCTAATACTTCAATAACAGCTAACACTAGAATATTTTTATCTGTTAACACAGCAGGGGGAACTCAGGGGTTCTTGGCAACAACCCGAGTGGTATCTACAAGTTTCACGATAAATTCAACTAATGCGCTAGATACGAGTATAATCAACTGGCTGTTAATCGAACCAACATAGGAGAATAAATGGCATTGCAATTTCAAATTACTGATGATTGGGGAAATTTGGCAAATTATTGGATATTAATTAAAATAGATATTAATAAATTTGAGACAACATCTGTTGTTTATTTTCAATGTTTTAAAGATCAAGCAGCTAGACTTGCAAACAAAAAACCTGTAGATCAAAAAACCTATCACTGGAATGACATAAGTTTCCCTTTTGATTTAAACGCAATGGATCTTGCTAACAATAATCCCTTTAAAATAGCTTATAATAAAATAAAAATATTACGTAATATAGACGTTAACCCTAATTGGCCAGATGAATTAACTGAAGATGATTTGGTATGGTCAGGAGCAATTGATGTATAGCATTTCAGAACAAACAACTTTAACCAACACGGTTAATGATCATATAAATAATGTTTAAGGATGAATTATGGCCCTATTCACAGATGATTTAATAGTTTTTCACGATAACAACTCAGTGTTTTCTGATAAGTCGTTTGAAGCCAATGACTATACCCGAGATCCTTTCACCTTAGATCTTGTAGCAGCTGAAGATTTCTTATATATAGGATTATTTAAAAGATTCAACGCTATTTATATTGAACTTAAAACTGTTAATCAAACTGCCAATACATTTACTGCAGAATTTAATGATGGCACTAATTGGGTGGCCCTTGCACAGTTCAAAGATGACTCTCAAGGGTTTACGAGATCCGGATTTCTTACATGGACTCGAGCTCAAACTAACTGGGCAGCAAATGAAGTAAATAGTGAAACTTTGTTTTGGATAAGACTTAAACCTTCAGTAGATCACGAGGCTACAACCGATATCCAGGGATTAAATACTGTTTTTGCTGATGATAATGATTTAAACGGGGAATTTGAAGGGGTTGATCAGTTCTTGAGTGATGGAAAGATTAGTTTTATCAACTATCATCAATCTGCAAGAAATCATATCATCCAAATGATTCGTAATAGAGGAAAGCTTAAGACAAATACCTCAAATCTGATAACCAATATTTCTAAATGGGATATTCTTGACAAAGATGAAATTAAAGAAGCTGCAAAGCACAGAGTGTTAAGTCAGATATTCTTTAACAAGTCAGATAACACTGAAGATAAGTGGTACCAGCAATACAATGACTACAATGGATTTTATAATAAAGCGTTTGATGTATTTTTCCTTACATTAGACAAAAATGATGATGGTAAAGTTGATGACAGTGAAAGATTGGCCATAAAATCATTAACGATAACGAGACTTTAATGACTGATATTGTAAAACAAATTAACGATGCATTAGAAGCCAGAGTTGCTGCTAAAATTGGTACTAGTTATAAAGAGCTAGCCTTTAAGCTTAATGTAGCCGCTAATGCATGGAGTGGAAGCAATAAGAACTATGGAGTCATACCAAAAGAAGCTGTTTCGATTAACACTATCACTAATTCATACACTGCTGATCAACCATTTGAAGTTATATTGACTCATGGATATGTAAATAATCAAAATGATAAAGAACAAATAGCAAAACAATTTATTTTATATGAGAAGATCGATTTAATTATAAAGGATCTTCTGCCTTCTAAATTAGGTTTAAATAGTATTGTTTTAAAAACAGGACCATTTACTATACAAGAAACGGAATTCATTGATGATTCGATTGTAGTCCAAAGGCTGCAATTAACGGTACAATACCGTCAACCAACGTAAAGGGAGTTTACTATGGCAATAGGAATTGTAAAAGGAGAAACGGTTGTTGGTATCGCCGAAGAGGCTGTTGCTGCAACCGCAACTGTTCAAGTTATTAACGATGCATTTGATGGAGCTGAAACATTAATTGTAAACGGTGTTACATTTACTGAAGGTGTAGATTTTATTACAGGATCAGGTATAAACACTACTGCAACAAATATTGCTGCAGCAATTAATGATAGTAACGATAAGTTATTGTCAGGGGTCTTATCCGCTGTAGCTGTTACAGACACAGTCACAATCACAGCAGATATTCCAGGAACACCAGGGAATTCATTAACACTAGCTGAAGGAAATGTTGGTGGTACTGATAATATGACTATAGTTGATTTTGTAACTCTTGCAACCGGTGTTTTTACTGAAGGTGTTGCAAAAGCTCCTCAATCTGCTACAGACTTTGTACAAGTATTAGAAGATGGATTAGAAAATAGTCCGGCCAAAGAATTAGTTGAAAGAACTATTCTTACATCTAGTATTGGAAAAATACAGCCTAGAGTCTCTGTTAAATCAGCAGCTGGAACACTTCCAGTTGAGTTTAGAGGGCAAGGACTCGAAGGTGGTATTCCACAATGGGATATCCCGATGCGAGCAGTATTTGGCAATAGGAGAAGGCTTAGAAATAGAATTACAACTGGATCAGCTCATTCAACAACTTCTTTGAATATAGCCAATGCATCAGATATCTTCACTATTGGAGATTTCTTTGTAATCCTAGAATCAGGTGCTCATCATAGGGCATTTGTCACAGCGGTTAATGCTGGGGATATAAGTTATTCTCCTGCTCCTACTGCAGGCGCTCCGTCTGACTCAGTTGTGTTAAGTAAGTCTGTTACATATTTTCCTGCTAATGAAAATCATGCAACATATACAAAATCTGTATATTGGGCAAATGAAATTAGAGAACAGATAATTGGAACAAGAGGCGCATCTTTAAGTCTGGATAATTATACTACTGGCCAGATTTCTGCACTGACCTTTTCTGAAGAAGCTTTAAGTTTCGATGAAATTGATGGCGCTGCTCCTTTTAGTCCCACTTTTGATACTAAGTTACCTCCATTAATTCTAGGTACAGCATTTTTCCAAGATACTACTTGTCTAGATATTAACGAATTTGCTTTAAGTGTAGAAAATACTGTAAGTCCATTGACTTCTGTCAAATCAGCTGATGGGCGTATTAGCTCAAGGATTTCCTCAAGAGCTATTTCTGGATCATTTAATCCTTTTAAGGATGATACTTTAGTAGATCAATTTACTAAATTTAATAACAACACACCATTTACCCTCCTTCTCACCGGTGGTAATGACAGTGCTGTAAGTGGTGAATTTGATCTAGGTACCAATTTTGGAATTTTTCTACCAAATTGTATTTTAGTTGAAAAAGTAGTCGGCGACACGGATGGGATCCTCGTCGAAAATCTTTCATTTAGTGCTAACCGAGGGACTGATGGCACTTCAGATGAAATATTTATAGGAGTTTCTTAATGTCAATTGTCGTTTACAAAACGTCTCACAGAATACCGATCAAAATTGGGGATGCCATAATCAAGGTGTCCCCATTGAATGAAGGTCAAAGATTAGAGATCCAGGATGGTTCAATAAAAGAAGATGGAACATTAAAAGAAGATATCTTTGTTAAAGGTAAAAAGCTTTTCAAGTATTCTATCAAGGAAATCGAAGGATTTGATTTACCAAATGGTGAGAAATATGAGCTTTCATTTGAAGATGAGAAAAAAGAAGCATTAACTGATGAATGTGTAAATGATTTCTTTAATATGAAGATCAAAGCTAAAGTAGCTGAGATCTTGTGGTCATTTTTTAATGAATTCTGTGACAAACCAAAAAACGCAGCAACAGGAAAAATCATTACTGGTATTGAAATCCTTCCAGCAGAAGGAGTGGAGGAAGTAAAAAAGTAGGTAGCCTCTTAAGTTTATTTGTTACTTGGCTATATTATCAGATTAATCAAATAAACTATGTATCTGATTATGAATATGCACTGATAATGGCCACCATAGAAGGCATGAATGATGAGAAAAAGAAATATCATTGCTACACATGTAAGAATAAACATAAAGAGGCAGATGATTGGGAAAAGACAAACAGATTATTACGTGAAAGGAAGGGATGTTTTGATGAGATCATGGAATATAAAGTTGACAATGTTATTTTTAGAAAATGTGTTGGAAATTTTATATTACCAAACACAGAGGTCTATCTTTCGATGTGGATTTTATATCAAAAAGGGGTTATGCCATATCCAGGATCATATACAGAACAACCAGCTAAAATTATTCAAATATTTAATATCATTAATGCAAGAAAACAAGAATTATCAAAAGATAAAAATGGCAATGAATCAAAAAGTGATGCTGTTAAACAATGTCATAATAGGGTAAATGTAAAATTAACAACTAAAAGGGCGATGGATGGCCAACGAGATAGAAGTCAAGCTGACACTAGAGGAAAAGCAGGCAGTAGCGGCTCTGACAAAGCTAGCTAAAAGCTCTAAGAAGTTTGAAAAAGATGCAACAAAATCTTTCAAAAAAGCTACAACTGCATTTGATGTTTTTAAGGGCGTTCTAACTGCAGGCATTGTCCAAAGTGCATTCTCTTCTCTTGCTCGAGGCGCTGTAGTTGCATTTACTACTATTGTTGATAAATCTAAAGAATTAGAAGCTATAAGTGCACAATTTGTTACATTGACTGGATCTGTAGAAAAAGCAGAAGGAGTTATTAAAGAGTTACAAGAGTTTACGGCCACAACTCCATTTCAATTTCCCGGTATCGCTAGAGCAGCAGCACAGCTAATATCTTTTGGGTTTTCGGTTGAAGAAATAGTTCCCAAACTTACGGTTTTGGGAGACGTTGCTTCTGGATCTGGATCAAGTCTAGGTGAACTTGCATTAATTTTTGGACAAGTAAGAGCAGCTGGTAAGCTTACGGGTGAAAGATTGTTGCAATTTCAAGAAAGAGCAGTTCCGATTGGACCGGCATTAGCCAAAACACTTGGGGTTGCAGAATCCGCCGTCAAGGACCTAGTTTCCAAGGGTGTTGTTAGTTTTGATATATTCGAGAAAGCATTTTCAAGTCTCAATGATGAAGGAAGTTTATTTTTTGGTGCTACTATTAGGGCATCTAAAACGCTTGGTGGTGTTTTATCAACATTGAGTGACAACTTCGATCTTGTAACAACTGATATAGGACAAGCATTTCTCCCAGTATTAAAAGAATTAGCAATTGAAACAATTAAATTTATTCAAAACAATAGGGAGCTCGTTCAAGAATTATCGAGTGGATTAGCAGTTGCATTTCAAAAAGCTGCTGAGTTTGCAGGAGTTGCATTAAGAGCAATGATTCGATTCTTTGAATTTGTTAATAATAACTCAGAGACTCTTATTGATACCTTTAGAAGAATGGCACCAACAATTGCTGCTGTTTCGGATGCATTGGGATTAATAAATCCTGCAAAAGTGGAAGCTGTAACAGTCAGTATTGAGGATTTAGATGCAAAGATAGCAAATCTAAAAGCACAATTAGAAACTGAACAAAGTTTGGGTATAAACGTAGGTGATACAGAAGCAAGGGTGGCTGCTTTAAACGAAGAGTTGAAACTAGTAGAGCAACAACGGGCCACTATGGCAGCAAATGAAGCTTCAAGAGATCAAGAAGCTGCTGCTCGAGATGAAGCCGCTAAACAAAGAGCTCAAGATAAAAAGAATGCTGAAATTGAAGCTTCTCGAGAAAAGATTGATGTTATTGCTGCCCTCGAAGAAGAAGATAAATTACGAAAAGAGGAAGAGTTATTAGCCGAGAATGTCGCCAAAGAAGAAGCAACTGAAGAGGATTTTCAAAAGCTTGTAGAAAATAGGGAAAGGCAACAACAAATTGAATCTCAGTTCAAAGGCGAGGAGCTTGCTTCATTTAAAAAGGGATTGGGCGAAAAGAAAAAAGCAAGGGACAAAGCCGACAAAGACGAACGAAATGGCATTACATCTTTATTTAATTTCGAAAAGAACACTCAAGCTGGAAGAGCTCAAAACTTTAAGTCTACATTATCTACAATTTCTCAATTACAAGGTAGTTCCAATAAAGCATTAGGCGCTGCTGGAAAAGCTGCAGCTATTTCTGTTGCAACAATTGATGGTATTGCAGCTGTTCAAAAAGCCTTAGCTTCAGTACCACCACCATTTAACTTTGTGTTAGCAGCATTAGTTGGAGCAGTTGCACTTCAAAATGTAAATAAGATTCGCTCATCTCCTGCATTCCAGGAGGGAGGTATTGTTCCTGGAAATCAATTTAGTGGTGACAATGTAAATGCTCGAGTTAATTCCGGAGAAGCTATTTTAAATAGGCAACAACAAACTAATCTATTCAATGCTATTGACCAGAATGCTTTAGGCGGTGGTGGCGTTACCGTAAATATTGCTGGAAATGTTCTTGGCAATGAAGAATTTACTCAAGATCTAGTTGAACAGATTAGAGATGTACAAGAATTTAGAAACGCAGAAGGATTTGCATAATGGCAAACTTAATACCAAAGATAACTTGGAAAGAGCTCACTCTTGTAGGTGATACTACTATTTCAAACGATACTATAACAAATATTCCAGATACAACTGGTGCTGAAGTAGGGATGGAAATTTCGGGTACCGGAGTTCCTGCAAATGCAACTATACTAGCAATTACAGCAACAACAATTCAAATAAGCGCTAATGCTACAGCTTCTAATACCGGTGTTACATTTACGATGTTCTTTCTATTAGAATTTGAATTCCCTCCCGAGGGAGATAATCTAAATGAAACAGAAAGAGGCAATACTAGGAAAACCAAGTCAACAAATGGATCCACCCAACATCAATTTAACTTTAGAGAAGAGCAATTATCGCCATCATTTACTTTTATAACTGAAGCAATCCAGGGAACGACCAGAATTTTCATGGAAACACATGCGCTTAAAGGTAATAACTTTAAATATTTTGAATCAAAAGATGAAGCAAGCTTTAGAACAATGGAATTAGATCGTTTTGAATATAAACCAAAGAGAATCATTCCCAATGACACCGGTGGATTTACTTATGATTTCTCATTTAGATTAAGAAGAACTTTAACATGACGTTTACGACTGATTTAACAGACACTAATTTTCAATTAAATGTTGTAATCAATATTGATGGTATCTTTTATTCTAAATATCAAGTAGACGCTGATTCAACTGATATCATTGGTACTGGATCCAAAATAGATGCTGATAAAATAGGAATTGTTGATAAAGTTCGAGCAAATCCTATTAAAGTTAACTTAAGAAGCGTCCGGACAACATTAAACACAGTTAATTTTAATCTTATTGACCTAGACGAACTTATTTCTGCAACAATAGGCGCATCTTCTTCTTCTCTATTAGAAATTCAAATAGTTGTTTATGTAGGATTTATTACTGGCACATCAGACATGACCGATTATTTAATTATGTCCCGACCAATAATAAAAAGGATAAGACATACAGAGAATAGCTATGCTTTTTCTTGTGTAGCAGTCACTGGATTATTGAAAAAAGATATCTTTGATTTGTTTGATGTTTTGAATGGCACTATTAATGATTCCGTTACAACCTTAATATTAGACGATGCCTCAAGCTTTCCATCATCCGGACAAGTAAAAATCGATGATGAGTTTATTCTCTATTCAGGTAAATCAACAAATACATTAACAGGATTATCCAGAGGAAATCTTTCTTCCACTGCAGCTTCGCATAGTGATGATGCTCAAGTCTTTAATGTAGTTGATACAGGGACAGTTAATCCTATAGACTTAATGCTTGATATTATGAAATCTCCTGATAATGGTACACTTGCAGATGGATTAAATATTGCTCCTGCTTTAATCGACTCAACGGCATTTACTGATATTAGGGATGATTTCTTTTCAGGAGAATTATTTCAATTCTTTTTATTTGACATTGGTGATGGGCTTAAATTTTTAGAGGATGAGTTGTTACTTGCAACAAATACTCGCTTTATTGAAGATGATGGCCAGATAAGTTTGGCTGCATTAGATCAAATTGATTTGACTGCGTCAGTTACAGAAATTAATGAAAATACAACTACTCGCACACCTAGTTGGTCAATAAGCTCAGACAAAGTTGTTAATCAATTAGAATTCAAATGGAATTACTCAGAAGCAACGGACACATTTAGCCGTACAAGCGTTTTCACTGATTCTAATAGTATTACTGACTTTGGAGCTAAAAGTCCTTTAAAAATGGAATTCAAGGGAGTTCGCGCCGCATCTGGTGGTGAAGCTATTATTTCAGATCGAGCATCTAGATTACTAGCAAGATTAGCAACTCCAAAAGCTACAATAAAGACTCAAACCTTTTTTAAAAATGCAGAAATTCAGGTTGGAGATAATGTTGACCTTGTGCATAGATTTGTCCCACAAGAAGGCGGTGGCTTAGGAATTAATGCACGACTAGAAGTATTATCTAGAGCAATTAACTTTGTAAATGGTGCTATTACTTTTGATCTTGCATATACTTCATTTACTGGTCTCAGATTAGGTCTAATTGCTCCTTCTCCATTAATAGTCTCAGTCACTTCTCAAAAAGTTTTCACAGTACCTGATGGAACTTGTTATCGAGCAGGAGATTTTTTAAAATTATGGGACGATACAGTTCCTGATTATTTTAGTGATGTGGATAATCAAATTGAATCTGTTTCAGGTAACATTATAACTATGGTTAATAATTTCACGACAACTTTAACGACAGCAGTTAGAATTAAAATATCTGATTACGATAACGCATCTGTATTTCAACAAGCTACTTTTGCATTTATTGGATTTAATGCAGGAAACTTTGCAGATGGATCTCAGAGCTATCAGATCAAAGCATAAGGATATATAATGACAAGGACAGCACTAGTTTCAACTCAAACAGATGCAAAAAGCCCAATGGATGAATCATTAATGGATACTTCTGTAAGGCTTAACGATGACGATCACGAAACTAGGATACTTGCATTAGAAGCTGGTGGTGGCGGCGGTGCTGGTGGTGTTGATGTTGCTGCTCTGGCCATTATTAATTCTGGATTAGTAACTAATGATCCAAGGTTCTTTAGATTAAGATATTCTCCCTTTCAGAACATATTAAACAGTGGTGAAGTAATTGATGAAAGTCGCACTGGGTTCGATCCGGAAGGTAAACTACAGTCTAGATGGATAGCTATTGCTGATAATGATACGGGAAACACATTAAATAGCAACCCGAATATTTATCATGGAGAGGGATTAAATATTGTTAAGAATAATAAGATTTCTTTTCGTTTAAAAAAAGGAGAGAATTTCTTTAGCATTGGTTTTACAGGGGCAACTACTACAAGCGATTCTGTAACTGTTCTCATAGATGGGGTTGCTGTAAACACTGCTAGTGTAACAGATGAAAATGGGACTGCTGTATCTGCAACATTCTCAACAGTAACTTCTACAACTCAAAGACAACAAACAAACTGGTTCTTTGGTGGTTCTTTACTCTCTGAATCTGAACAAATGGTTGTTATTGAAAACACAGATTCAGGAACTGATGTTCTAGTATTAGAATTTATAGAAGTTGGATTTCGTAGTTTAGATGGTGAATTCATTATAAGTACAGACGAGAAACTTCATGTATCAGATGGAACTGCAACTATTCGTGGACAACAAATAACTTATGATGAAGCTGATTTAACTATCACAGCAACTACTGGGTATGGGAAAACTTCTGCTGTAATTGGAGACCAAACACAAATATTAACTATATTAGAAGGTGTTGAGCCAGCAATGACTCAAGTTTCACCACAAGAAGGTGAAGTCACTTGGTCAGGTGCAATCACAACTTTAAAAGTTAAAAATTCTCACTTATTTCCATCAAGCGGTTTTTTATTAATGTCCCAACCATGGGGTCAGCATTTTATTGCAAGTTATACTTCCAAAACAGAAGCAACAATAGCCCAGCATTCTTTTGATGGAATGTTATTTAGCTCACAACCAGATCAAGACTGGACACCTTTAACTGGATGGGCAGGAGCTAGTGGCGGTGGTGCCTCGGACTTTTTTGGAGATTTGAATATCAATTTATGGGGTAGCGGTGGGTTAGAAATAACATCGGCAAATAATAAAATAAACTTCAAAATAACTATTAATGGAGTAGAAACAAGCCATACAGCAACAATTGCATCTGGATTATATTCAGCTAATGGCCCAGGAAAACTTTCATTAAATGCAATTATTATTTCTAGTATGGATTCTGCAAAAGATTTATCTTCTATAGGTGGTAATTATGTAGCTGAATATAATAATCAAACTCAAAAATGGATCATGGGTGCCACTGGTGGTGGTGAAATAGATGCAATTGATTTTGATAATAGCTCTGGTGCCGATGTTGCTAATGCGTTAATGGTAAATTCTCTCGGATATCCAAGCACTGATATTGCAGATGATTTAACTTATATTGCAACGACAGCTAAACAACATGAGCTGGCGCTAATATTTCAAAAAGGACAATTCTTAAGTCCTGATCATCCAAATGTTAAGATTAATGTTGCTAATGGTGCAACATCTGCAGCATTAATAGAAGATGCCAGGGGAAGGCTTGGAGATGGTAATGTTCATGTATCTAACACAGCAGAAACAATATATGAGATCTATGTAGATCCAGATGTGTGTGGATTAAGTTTCTCTTTCATACCGAGCGAACTTGGAACTGTTGTAACTGCACAAATTGATTCTGGTCAATTTCTTTACATCATGCAAATGGATGATCCGGGCATTCCTAATACAGCGACAAGAAGTAAAAGAATAACTGCATTTGTAAGTTTTCCTAGAGGTTCCAAAACTATTAATTTAAGGGCCCAAACAGAAGTTAATTTTGAAATAGATGCAGATTCTAATCAACACAACTTTATTGGAGCAGTTCAGTATCACACTAGACCACCACTAGAATCATTGTCTTTAGATAAAGCTGCCATTAAATGCTTTGATATTGCTCCTAAACAATTATTTAAGACATATTATGGTGAAGGTGGAGCATCTTTCTATTCACCAACCACTAACGACAATATTGATACAATTACACAAACTGGATCTTGGGCACATACTGCTCTTGTTGCTGGTTTTAATGGTAATGCAAGAGAAACAACAGTAGTTAATGACACTTTTGATGTCACTTTTGAGACAAAACAAAATGGCGGTGGGATAGGGTTCAAGTTGGCAATAAGTGCCGTACAAGCAAGAGAGGTAGAGTTTTATTTGGTGGACGGATCTTCTGCTAGTGAAACAAATACATTAATACAAGTAATTAACTTAAGATGGAATAGCCCTGGAATTACATCCGATACAAATGCTTTTGAATTACCAGGAATGGATGCTGGACAATATACTCTCAGGCTTAAGCAACGAGATTCAGGAGTACAATTATTGATTGGGGCAGTATTCATTATAGATGGAGAAGAGCCAGATCCCAATTCTAATACTGTAACAGATCTTGCGAACAATCTTCAATCGGTTGCCTTCCCGATTCATACAATTAATTTACCCGTCTTACAAGATGGAGTAGCTAGAACTCCAGATCGCTTAAGCCGTAGTGGGTATAATGAAGGAAAATCAGTTATAGATTATAGTTTTAATAATCCAACATTTACAGATGCAGACGGATTAGATGCATTATTTACTGAAGATGAATATTATGGATCAAATGTATCAGTGTCTGGATTGAATGATTTTATGAGATCGTTTTTCTTTTGTAAGTCATTTAGTTCTTTTGATGCTGCATTTACAACTAGTACAACTACAGTACAGGCCTTAATTAATGGTAGAACAGCTCTGAATACATATGACCAAGGAGTCCAAACTAAAGCAGGATCAGCTCCTAGTTCTTCTGATACATCAAGTGTTCCATTATTTCAGAAGAACTTCTTTCTATTAGGCTCCGGAAATATGTCTGATTCTACTACTTTTATAGTTACAGACACTAGAGGCAATAGAGTTGGTCAGAAAGTTATTGTTAAAGCTGATGGTGAGACAACAGTTGTTAGATTTATATTATCTATTACTACTGATACAAATATAGTCTTTACTGAAGCAATATCGGCCTTTGCCAACTTCACTACGGCCAACAATACTTCTATTAATTTCTCTGGATTCCATACACTTAGATTAAATAATGACAATGCTGGCGAATTTAGAATATCAGCATTAAAGTTCGAACCATTAGATGTTATTGAATCTAATTTCGCTAAAAGAACTGGCACTAATAAAAAAACAGAAACAGAGAGTAGAACTTTCCCAGACGTTGCTAGTGGAGATGATTTATATTACCCATCACACTCTGATGGGGTGTTGGGAAATTACCGAACATCTTCATTTAGTGTTACTAAAACAAGCTCAACAGCACAGACATGGGACTTCCCAGAGAATTTAAAGAATATATCAGTCTCAACAGGGACCATTGATGTTAAGATAACCTCAACAAGAGAGGTATCAATATGAAATGGTTGGCCAAACGAAAAGAAACATTAGACACATGGGATGAAAATGGAAATAAGCTCACTTCATATGCATTTAATGGGTATGACTTAAAGGGTAAAACCACTTCTAACCAAAAACCTTCTGCTCAATATGACATCATAGAGGGACCAGACATCCCAAGAGAACATGCCAAGGTTCAACAAGATATCGATGGTAACTGGGAAGTAGTTGAAGATGTAACATTGAAATCTGCTGAAGAAGCTAGAGAAGCGAAAATATCAACTGCAAAATCATCATTAAAATCTATTAATTGGACTAATGTTTCAGACTTTAATAAGTTAAAGGCGGTTGTTAAGAATTTAGTCGATCAGCTATAGGAGGGTCCAATGGAAGATAAAGATACTGAGAAATGGATCGATCGATTATTCAAAGAAATAGACTTCATAAGAACTGATGTAGCAGATATTAAAAAGATAGTTGTCCCAGATCTATTAGTTGTTAAATCAAAAGTGGCACTTCATAGAAAAATGCTGGTTGGTCTATATGCAACAATCTTAGGAACAGTAGCATGGTTCTTTAGAAGCGGAATAAAATGAAGCGGTTATTTGACATAAAGCCTGATGTGAGATTGGATGACTTAATGTGGATCTCCCCTCATGTTTTTTCAATGCTGGCAACAGTTGCAGTTTATTGCAGTGAATTTAATTTACCATTCATAATTACATCCTTAAAAGAAGATGCTAAAGGCAGAGTTTCAAATACTCATAAGACTGGTCGAGCAGCTGATATTTCAATAAAAGAATGGCCTAAATTACATATTTATAGGCTACGAAGAATTTTGAATAAAAGATTTAAAGAAGTTGCCGCAAAATCTGCGAGTGACAATAAACCACGAGCCGCGATAGTGCATTCTGTTCTAGGATCTGTAGAGCATATGCATGTCCAGTCTCGATTTTAAGGAGATTTTGATGAGTAAAATTAGTGATGTATTAGCTGAAGATTTCAAAGCTGTAGTCAAAAATGCTGACAACAAAAAAGCAATTTGGCTTGCATGGGATCAAGTCTATCGTGAAGCAAGTTCAAAAGCTGTGAAAGATGATGATGTAAGTTGGAATGATACCGTGCACAAAGCTGTCGATGCTCTTGCAAATTATCTTTTAAAACCAAAGGCCTAAATTATGGGATCCATGATTGCAAAAGCCCTCATTTCCCAGCTATTAAAAAAAGCTGTCCTTGATAGGATTTTGCCTTTAATAATTGATCGTTTTATGGAAAAGGCAGTTCAGATTATCGAGAAATGGTTTAAAAAAATGGAGAGTAAATAATGTCATCAGATTTACCAGGCCAAAAGCCTAGAAAGAAAAAAAAGAAAAAAAAGAAGAAAAAGAAGAAATAATAAAAAGCCCCAATCTGTTGGGGCTTCTATACACGACGATACAAAACTAAACTGCACCAAACGCCACATCGCTACACCAGAATTTCTTCACCAAACTTCACACAACTGCGCAATAAGTTGCTTCGGATTACAGGACAACAAAATAAATCACTTCACATCACGTTACTACATTACACTCTACTTGAAAAAACAGAACCTTAATTTCTTAACATTACTGAACGAGGCGGTACCATACATAACAGTACATCACTTTTCATAACAACAAATGACATTAAATTGCTTTAAATTCTTTCACGAAACGTTACCTAACAGCACTCAACTTGACGCCACTTTAATTTCTTCACTTGACAAGACTGGACTCTACCAATCATTACACTGCAAAAATTCCTTCACTTCGCGCTACCTCACATCACTCAACCAGACAAGACGAAAATTCCATTACTCTACACAACTACGCCTTAATCTACACCACGCCACAGCACTAAACGCTACCGCACAAGACGGGACGTTACTTTAATTCCAAAACAAAACTCGACCTTGCTTCAATTTTCATCACATAACTGCACTCCACACAACAAGACCATACTCTACAAAAATTTCAACACTTTACTTTAGAGAACAAAAATCCACCATACTCCACTGGACCTTACAATGCCCTAATCTGCTGTACTACACCCTGCTCTACTGCAATTCACTGAACATTAATTCCTTTACTTCGCACTACAGCACCATACAATACTCCACATCACCTTGCACTACATCAATTCCTTCACAAAAAATCCGTACTTCCATGTACGCTGGCAAATCCATTTCTTTACTTCACGTTACTTGACTTTACGTAACATCACCGAACCGCACGACACATTACTTTCCAAAACAGCACTCCAATTACTTCTTCTTTTTGGCTGCCTTGGCTTCCTTCCAGCTCGTAACTTGGAACTGGCCAAAGTAGCCCCCTTTTGACACACGGAAAGATCCTATTCCTGATCTAATTCCAGCGTCCTCAAGTATGCGAAGCGCCATACTCGGTTCTATAATGCTATCGTCCACCATTATTTCTAATTTAGTTTTCCAAACATCAAACCTTGGTCGACACACCGCAACGGCACCTTTTAAATGATTCGTCGCTTTTTTGATATCAACTTCGAATTTTTTCAAGGGCTTACCTTTTAAGTCGGTAATTTTTTCAAACTCTTTCATAGGTCTGAATATTCCCCCGGCAATGGACTTGTAACTTTTACGCGATGAATCTTTTTGTTTATAATCGCTAGCCACATTTTTAAACGCACCGCTGATATAACCAGTAGGAATTGTGTACCCCGTTTTAGAATTCCCATACGCGTGCTCCTCGGCTATTTCGCGTGGTGTCCTAATGTTTTGAGGACTTTTTTTGGTGCCTTTTTTCGCACCTAGTAAACCCATTAATTGCTCCTCGGTCATCTGATGATGGAGCAAGGGCGTTATTCCAGTAAGTTCAACTTCAAAAGTTTTCATAATTTCTCCTTGTGTAATAATTACACAGTTACGCAATACAATATTGCTGTTTGATGCAACGTACTTGATATTGGAAGAGAAATCAAGTAAATTGGTCAAGCATTAGCAATACGAGTAATTAAGAAAAAATTTATAAGATTTCTATGAGGTTCCCCTTATAGATTACCTGGTCCCTTGCTTTCGTATTGCTGTTTCAGAGCAAGGGGCCTTTATATTTGGAGTTTTTGTGAGTTTATTTAATAAATTAAGATTTAAATTTATTGATTTTTTAGTTGGAAATGCATCTTACATGAGAAACATGTCTCTTAATTGGTATGAGCCAAAAATAATTGTTCAGAATATTTGTTATTGGTCAGACACTCACAATGAAGGAGATCCTCTTATTGTAATTATAAATGAATCAGGATCTCAAAAATTAAGTGAATCAATGTTGGTTGATTCAAATAATAGAAGAAATTAAATGAAATCAATCTTCGAAGCCTGTGACCTTATTAAACTCTACTGCCAACATTGCCCAGAAACTTCTGATTTATATATGGACACAGATAATAAGATATTTATTTGCAGACCTTGTGCAGAAAGAGAAACAGTTGATGAAGAAGATAACTATGAAACTTTAGCAAGAGAGAGGAATACATCATGAATTGGAGATTGCATTGGTTCTTTTATAATCTGATTAGATTTATAGTTGGGATCCCATTTTTCCCATTCTATTTTATAATGATTTTATTTATGCAAATAAGGATTGTTTTTACTACTGATGGCTCAGAAGAATTGTGTTGGCCATGGGAATGGGAATGGAGGGAAGAAAAATGAATGAAGAAATAGAAAAGCATAGATGTACTGTTGGACAATGGGCAACTAAAAAAGGTGCTAACTTTGGTGCGTTTATGATTCCTTCTCCTATAAAGAGCTCTCTTTATTTAAGAGTTATTTGTTCTCCACTTGGAGAAATGGAATGGGATCATGTATCAGTTAGTCTTGATAACAGATGTCCTAATTGGCCTGAAATGAATAAGATTAAAAATTTGTTTTTTGGAGAAGATGTAACTGTATTACAATTTCATCCTAAGAAAAGTGAATATGTTAATTGTCATCCTTATTGTTTGCATCTATGGAAAAGAGTAGATACTGATCATGAATTACCACCATCATTATTAGTAGGTCCAAAATGCGCACAATCCTAAAAATACTACTTGATACTTGCTTATATATTCAAAGATATAAATACAACAAAAAGAATAAATAATGATATCAGATTATTGGATTTTAATTTATTTTGGTATAGGTATTTTAATAGTTATTGTTGGTTTGATTACTACAGGATTAAATGGTGGTTTTAAAATATCCAACCCAGAGCAAGTAGTAATTGGATGCATATTAATTGTTCCTTTATGGGGAATTGTTTTGCCTATATTGACAGTAGAAGAACTTTTGAAAAAGAAAAAAAATGTCTATTGAATATTGCCATGTCTGTGATACATACATCGATCTAGACTACGATGTAGAACATTTTGAACAAAATGAGGAGAACGATAATGAATGCGCTCGTAAAGACGAATGAAATAATCCTATCACAAGAAAAATCTTTTAAAGAGCTCGCATTAATTCATGGCGCAGTAAATTTCAAGGCTGAAGCAAGTTTTGCGATGCAGATATTAAAGAGTAATAATTATTTAGCAAATATTGCGTTCAGTAATCCAGATAGTTTGAAGATGGCAATCATTAATGTAGCTGCTATAGGATTGTCTCTAAGCCCTTCAAGTAAACATGCCTATCTTTTACCGAGGAAAGGACAGATTTGCCTGGATATCAGTTATATGGGGTTAATCCATTTAGCTGTGCAAAGTGCTGCAGTTGAATGGGTGCAGGCAGATTTAGTTTATGAATTAGATAATTTCATAATGAATAGTCCGGGTACCATGCCAGAGCATAAACGTGATGCGTTCAAAGATCGTGGAAAAATTGATGGAGTTTATTGTGTTGCGAAATTGTTATCCGGAGATTATCTGACAACTACTATGACAATTAATGCAGTTTTAGATATTCGAGATCGATCTGAAGCATGGAAGAAAAATCAATCTGGTCCCTGGAAAACAGACTTTGAAGAAATGGTCAAGAAAACTGTTGTCAAGAGAGCCGCAAAAATGTGGCCTAAGGCCAGTCCAAGATTATTAAAAGGAATTAATGTAATTAATGAGCATGAAGGTATTGACTTTGCTAAAGAAGATATACCTGATTTTTCAATATCTAAAGAAGATTTAGATACAGATTTTCCTCAATCTAAAGAGGATATTGAATTCGGTCCTAGGTTTTTAATTCAACATGGGACTTATCGTGGAAAAAGATTAGAAGAAATAGAGCTCACAACATTAAAAAGTTATTGCATTGTTACTGCAAATAAAATGAGAAAAGGAACTTTCAAAGGAAGTAAAGAAACTTATATTAATATTTTAAATGCTTGCAAGTTTTATTTCGATAACCTAGAAAACTTTGAGGATAAATAATGAAATTAGATAATGAAACGAGTGTTCTTTTTATTTGTGTAGCTATTGTCGCAGTAACTTTTCTTGTGACGGTAAGTAGTTGTGAAAAAGAAAAGATGAGGCTTCAATACAAAGATTCAAAGTAAGAAGATAAATGAAAGAATACAACGTGTTCACAATGCAAGATTTCAGTACAATGGTTAAATCCTTTATGCATCACTTTTCAGAGAGAGAAGAAAAAGGTTTACCATTTCCAAAGATTAAAATCATTGCTAAGAGATGGGTTAAATCTAAGACTTCACCTCAACATCGATTGTACTGGGCTTCTATAGGCGAATTAAAGAAAGCTTTCAAAGAAGCTGGCTATGTTTATCATCAACAAGATATTCATGAATTCATAAAGCGTGAAGCTGGTTTTACAAAAATGATTGAGCTCCCAAATGGGAAAATGATTATGATCAACAAATCGATAGCTGACAATTCTGAAGATATTAATGGTAAAGAAATCTCAATGCTTATTGAATATATTAAAGATTGGTCTGCTGAAAACTTGAATTACATTATTAAAACAAATTAACCTTGGAGGAACGATGGAGAAAGAATTAATTAAAATTTTAAGTAAAAAGCCTTTTTATGAATTAAGACTTGAAAAATGGTGGCACGGGGAAAATGACAATAAAACAGAAATGGTCGCAGCATATAATTTGCAAGGTCACTATATTGGGACAAAGGAAGACGCAGAATATCTATGTGACAAAAGGGGCATTCGCCCGGAATCCTTTAGTGCCAATAGTGTTTGTTCAATTGGATTTAACGAATCTGAACAAAAATGGTACGGATGGAGTCACAGGGCAACTTTTGGGTTTAATATTGGTCACATAACAAAAGAGGGAGACTGTCAGACAACTTCTGGATATACAGATGAATATGTTAAAGACCACCCAGAGGAACTAGAAAAACTAATACCAATAGGGTTTGAGTGCAAAGATCTAGGAGACTGTAAAAAGGTGGCGATTGCTTTTGCTAGGAGCGTATCTTAAATGACAAACGAATTAACAAAACAGAAAATTGAATTTTACCATGAAGGTGCACTAGAGGCTTATGAAGCAGTACTACATGTGATTGCAAAAAATGCTTCTATTGACACGCTAAAAGAGTTTTTAAATCTTCAGATCAGTGCTATAGAGCAACATAATAAAGTAAAGGTTCCAAGTGATAAAATGGTTGATCATTTAAAAGGCCTGAATTGACACTTTACGAATCAAAATTATATAAAATCACGGCATGGAAAGCTGTGGACGATGGAGAATATTTTAGCTATTATGTTGTCGCTGATGATTTTTCAGAAGCAGATAAGATTGCAAAAGCAACTACTAGTTTTGACATAACCAAGATTGAGCAGATATCAGATGCTTGTTTTGCTAAAAAGAGGTCCAAATGAAAGAGTTCCGACAAAATTGTATAATATTTTTCTTATTGCCACTTCTCCTTCCTTTATTTCTGATTGGATATATTGGATCAGCTTGTTATGTTGCACTTAAAGCCGGATCTTTTGATGCTCGAACTGGAATATTTGATAGGAAGTTTAAATGAACTCTAATTACTTCACAGGGATTGCCATAATAGCCTGTATGCTCATCACTGCCTTTGTTGCAGGAATTAGTGTGGGTTTTAAAGCAAATGATTACAAACGAGAATTAGAGAGTTTCCAAAGTAATGCGTTAAGATAAATATATTTATGCGTGATAAGTGAAAATTCAGTGGCGGACACATTGCCTCCATGGTGCACCAAGAAATAATTAGTAGGCAAAAGGCTTGGTTCGATTCCAAGATCACGCACAATATAAAGATAACTTTAACAGGGAGAATGTGGCATTGAGGGTCCAGAAAAATAAATGCAATCAATGCCTTTTTACTAAAAATAAAATAGTAAGCGATAGGAGAAAAAAAGATATTGTAAAAACCTGTATTTCTGATAGAACGCACTTCGTTTGCCATAAAAATCAAACGATAGAGGACGGCAAGGATGAGTTGGTGTGTCGAGGATACTACAATAAGCACGGACACCATTCTCAAATGATAAGGATATGTGAGAGGATAGGCGCGATACATTTTGTAAGCGTAGGATAAAACTATAAAGAGGACCAAACAGATGGATAAATTAAAAGATGGACGTAGTATTCCACCATCAATTTTAAGATCAGCTCACAACACAAAGAGAATATATTCCATGGATATGGATACTCTTGTAGGACATATATTTGATTTTGAGGTAGCTCTTGTGAATGCGCACATGGAACCAGAGCACTCAAACTATTTGAAATATCGAAGAGGATATCTGCTAAAGTGTGAAGAAATTTGGCGGAAGCAACAATGACCAACTGCAGATCCACTGAATATTATCCTAAATGTGATAGAGCTCAAGACTCTTATGAACGTGCTCGAGGCAGAGAGAAAAAGCTTAATGAAAGATTAAGAGAAGCTGAGAAAGTGATCGAATTTTATGGGGACAAGAATAGCTATGAACCAGACGGCGAAGTTCTTTGTTCATTGATTGGGTACGATATCGATTTTGAAATGAATAAGATTAAACGAAACAATATCTCTGACAGTACGTGGTGGGGTGTTGGCGGTAGAAATGCTAGAGAGTATCTAAGAAAATATGCCAAAATTTAAAAACTATAAAAACTACACCTTAACTGATAACGACATCATCCAAATCTTAAAGAGATTAACTCACAGCTTAATGGGCATTTGTTTGTGCGACATGAAAGGTGAATGCGATGAGTGTCAAATCGATGATCTTATCAAGAAGCTCAAAGCAGTAAAAAAAGCCTCGAAAAAGTAATTTACATATCACTATCTCAAGGCTTTAATTAAGACGCTATTTTATTTTGTTAAATTATTTGTTCCATAAATTTGTCGTTCTGGCAATTAATTTAACAACATTTATTGGTATAAGGTTTCTTACAGACTTATTAGCCTAAATAATAAGCTGAGCAAATCCAGTATGGATGAAACTAGAGTAAACTAGGAGAATAAGATGATCCCATTTTGTAAACAATGTGAAGAATTCCACGAACTGTATTTAAAAGCTGACAAAGAAGCATTGATTGCTATCCAAGCTCTATGGCTATTAGATACGCATCCTGAAGCAAGAGAAGCTCTTCAGAGATTAGGATTGTGGGGTAAAGCAGAATGTTCCGATTCTCAAATCCAACAGGACAACTCCTTAAAAAAGGGACAATCACTTGAAACTAACGGAGAAAGGCAAGTGAAAGAGCCAGTTCAGGAGGCGGACGTTGAATAAGCAAGCTATCCCAATAGTAATCTTAGCAATGGCAATATTTTTGTTAGGACTAGTTACTGGTAAATGGAATGCTTTGATAGAAGTGAAAGCTAAAGATTGCGCATGTAAGACCACTGAGTGAGTCGATATTGCTTGTAGTTTGCTTTATTTAAGGTGATGTAGTACAAGAAACGACCTCTGCTTTTCTTTAGTTATTAAGCTTTGTTTTATTAGTTCAGTGCAGTTAATTAGGCACAGGTTGATTAAATCACCTAAGGCCTTTTATGGCCAAATTAGGATTTTATATAGTGAAGCAAATAAAGTTTTACAATGTAGTTGCAGTTGTTGTTGTCTGTCCTAAATGTAGTGGTAATAATGTTTTTAATATTCAACTTCCTAATGTAAAATTTGGTATTCAATGTATTAAGTGTAACCATGAATTTTATGTATCCGTATTTGGAATTATTAGTATAAGATATTTAGAAAAAGGAGAGTGAGATGAAATTTTTAAAAGCTTTTGTGAATATTATTGGTTTGATAACAGCACCTTTATGGGGAGGACTTGCTATTTGGATTTTAATGATTGGAGAATTACGCGCAGAAGGTAAAGACTCTAGTCTTTTACAATGGGTTAAAGGCGAAAAATGGATACTTCAATAAACTCAAATAGAGGATGAATAATGGGCTACACTAGAAATTGTAAATACACTGAGCATAATGAAGAAAGTGATTCATTTAAAAAGATGAAATTTATTGAAAAAACCAAAAAGGAGGCTGAGGCAAGAAGGGCAAAAAGATACAGAAAAGTTTTAGTTAATGGGAAAGAATTTAAATCTGTTAAAGCAGCTGCAGATTATATGAATGCAGGCAGTAGTTATTTAAAAAAGATTTTAATTAAAGGAGCTAAAACACATAAAGGCTATGACGTTAGTTTTGCAGATTAAGTAAACTTGATAAAATGATTCATATAATTTAGAGTAATATTATGTTCGATACTTTTTTAGATAGACACAGACTTAAAGATAATTTGAACCAGGATGCTAAGATTTTCGCTAGAGAATGCTGGCAACACAAAGAACTTGAAATTAATGATTTGCAAGCCAGAATAGATCAAGCAAATAAAGAAAAGAGAGTATCCGAGGATCTTTATTTAAAAGAATGTCAAAAGATCCTTCAGCAAGATATAGAACTTGCTGAATTAAAGAAAAGGTTTCGTAGAGTTAAAGAGATATTAGAAGCTGAATGAAATACTGCGAAGCTTGCGGAAACACATATCAAATTTGTAAGCATCACATTA